CCTAAGAAGGTGGCACGTTGTTCAGCATTTAGTAGAGCTACCTCTTGTTTGTTTGATGCATCTATTTGTGCGATAGGTAGCGCTGCTTCCATACCTGCTTGTACGATAGCCATACCTGCCATACTAGAAGCTGACAGTCCACGTGCAGCCATTGCTGCTGCTGCATTACGCATAGCACCTGCTGCCCATGAGGGAGGATTACCACCCTGAAAGTCCTGCATCAAAGTATCTAACTCAGTCTTTACAGATGCAGCTTCGTTCTTTGCTATGGTAGCGTCTACTCTTCCCTGATCTACAGTGGAGCCAGATATTAGTTGATCTTGTGTTACCTTCAATGGGTCAGGAGCATCTACTGTTTGCGGCTGTCCTATTTGTGCAGCTTGTAGTTGTAATGCTGCTGCTGTTAATGGGTTCATTTGTGCAGGGTCTACAATAGACTCAGGACTTAATTGTCCTTGGGCAGATAAATAGTTTTGTAAAGCTGTTTGTAAAGCTTGCTGAGATTCGTATGCTTGATACTGTGCTGGTGACATAGCAGCAATTTCTTCTGCTGTTGCAGTTTGTCCTGCTATTGCAGCCAGTGCTTGTGCTGCTGGTCCTGCTTGACCCATACCCTGTGCTACCAATGCTGCTGGTCCACCATCCTTTGCTACAACTCCTGCTTTGGTCACCATAGCGGTTGGATCTTCACCTATTTGTTTTGATAGTAGTGAACCACTTGGCATTTGTGTGCCACTACCTAATGGTCCAACATATTTACTACCACCTGGTCGAAACTCTGGTGGTATTGGACGTGGTGTAATTGGTTGTGTTGTAGTATAATTAGTAACACCTGCATTCTGTGCCGCAATAGGATTAGGATACTTCTTACCATCTGGTCCATATACAACTGGTCCTGCTGGTTGAGCGTCACCGCCACCGAAGCCTCTACCTCTTGATCGTGATCCACCACCGCCTCTTTGTGAGCCTATGCTTTCGCTGAAACTACGTATAGCTGCTTGATGTTGTCCTGGTGTAAATCCTGCACCTGCAGGTCTACCTGCTTTTACATTTGCTGCTTTGTTTGCAGCTACCATTTGATTAAATCTTTGAATAGGATTAGGATTTTTTGTTCTATTTATTATTCCTGATACAATTCCTGAAGCTTTTTTTACATTCATACCCTTTGCTGCACCAATAGGCTTACCTTCAACCATTTGCCTAGCTGCCATAGTGTACTTGCCCATCTTGGCTGCTGCTGCAGGATTAGCTGCTAGGAAAGCATTGATAGACTTTTGATCACTAGGTCCATTATAGCCCAACGCTGGGAGTATCTTGTTAGTCATTGTCTCAGGCTTGAACCCTGCAAATTTTTTAGCCATATCTTATTTCCCTATTTGCATCCACACTGATGCGGCAATGAATGTTATTACTGCTACGGTTGACATCTTTACAATAGTTGACCACACACCTCTTCTTGTATCACGCCAAGTTTCTAATAAGTTACGCATTTCAACTATATCTTTACGAGCATCGTCATCATGCAATCCCACCTCACGCAACGCTTCTGTAGCACCACGCTTGGCTGCACGATCTAGCATATTTTCTAGTTCTTCTGGTGTTATCATTTCCATGCTGCTGCCGTAAGTTGCATAAGAGTTCCCCCTGGTACAACATTGTATCCAGGATTGGTTTGAGTACATGTATAAGTTCTAGTGCCTGAAGGTGTTTGTCCATCGTACCAAGCAAAGTGAGCCGAAGCTGACTCTAGGTGAATTTGCTCTATGGAGTCTGCATTAGTAACTGTTATTCCAGTTTGGCTAAAGCTGTCCTCAGTAATTCCAGAACCTATTGTCATACCATTAAACTGGCTGCTTACAGAAATAGAAGCAGTGTAATCTACATTAGTTTGTTGAGCCGTAGCTGTTGCATAAGGAGTAGAACTATTATACCCAGTTATCTCATAACAATATAGATTTGATCTTCCGCTACCACCGTTACCTGTAATATAGACAGTTCCTGATGCGGAAGTTTGCATATAGTACACTGCAGATGTATATGCTGCTTGCCATATTCCGCTAACTGGAGTAACTGTATCAACTTTTGCGGCTAGTGTCATATTTGTGCCGCCTAAACTTACATATGAATTTCCTGACCCTGCTAATTGGAGTGTAACAACGACTACCTTTGTGCCAGAGCTAAGATTAATATATCCATTCGGAAAGCCATTAGATGTTGTTGTTGCTCTACCTCTATAGCTTACAGAAGGAGAGCTTGCAGAAACACCACGATATTCACTAAATGAGTTTTGAGCATTGGCTGACTTACCAATCATATCACGGATGTCTGAGTCATTGATAGAGCAGAGTGTATTGCTTGAGCCACCTGCCTCAACATGAATTTGGTTTAAGCTTATTGAACCACTACTGGGGAGAGGCATTACTCACACTCACACTTTTTACACTTACACTGTTCTAGTTCTGCTTTTATTTCTTTTATGGCTTCAATAAGTACACCTACTATGTTACCATATGCTACAGATAAGTACTCACCGTCCTGTACAACCTCTGGCATAACTTGCTGCATCTCTTGAGCTATGACACCTGTGCCACGTTCACCATCTTTGTCATACATAACACCACGCATCTGCGATACTTTGTCTAGCGCACCTTCTATGGTTTCTACATTTTCTTTTAGTCTCTCATCTGAAAACGCTGTAATGTTTCCTGTCGCTACAAACGCACCAGACAAGTTGTTACCGTTGTTAGACAGGTTACCTAAACCTACTTCTGCAGGAGAGTCGATAGTACAAGTAATAACACCAGTGCTGCTATTATAAGATATACCAGCACCTCCAGATAAAGCTGATCTAGCAGTATTAGTTATGCCCCCACCAGCAGTAGACAGACTTCCATTCACAGTTAAGTTGCCTGTTATTGTAGCATTCTCATCTACAGTAAGTGTATCTGTTTTTACTGTACCATCAAAATGACCATCCTTAAATTGTAATGCTGATGTACCCAAGTCTAGTGTATTATTAGTCTTGGGTCTTACTTGAGATGCGGTAACAACTAAGTCTTGAGATGGACCAACCTTTTCAATAGGTGCGCCCTCTGCTGCTGTACCATCATGGGTGTGACCAGTGCTGGCATTAAATGCTGACTGAATCTGATTGTACTCATCGTTAAAATCATCAGCGTCAATAACACTTCCTGTAGCTATGTTAGCTGCTGCTTGTCTTGTATAACCTGCCATAATTACTGCCTATCGTTTTGTCTATACTCCAGCACTGCTGTGTCAAGAGTAAAGGTTGGATTTGTTGAGTTATCTGTAATACGCATTGCTATTGTTTTGAAAGAACCAATTACGTTTTCTTTATATATTTGATCTAGCACACCACCAAAGGATGCACCACCATATATAGAATTAGAAGCACCATACAGAAATACACCAGCCCCTGCTGCTGACGAGGATATTGGTATTGTATTTGGCTGAACAATACTTGGGTCATTCTTTGAATCAAAGTCTATTTTAAAGTTTAGATCTAAATTCATAGTGCCTGTAGGTTGTGCGTACAAAGTTAACTTGTACATTGTCTTACGTATCTGTGGGTCTGTTATGGGCATAAACGGAGATTCATATATTGACTCTATAGCGCTACCATCAAAAGAATTACCTGAGTCCATTCTATAACAAAAGCCATCATCGTTTGCAAACATAATAGTTTCTTGTGCGCCTGAGTATGTACTGTCTGCTACGTTTACCTTGAGTCCCTTAGTTGTTGACCAGGCTATGCCACTACCACCTTGAGCAATAAATTTAGTTGCTATTAAACCTGCTGCGCTTGCTGCTTGCACTGAGGGTATGTATGCAAATAGTCTATACTGAGACTTGCCCCTAACTAATACAGAACAGAATGTATCCGTTTGTGCTATAAACTCGTTTGCGTCTTTATAAATAGGATCAGATGCAATGTCAAGAGCAAGGTCACCGATACGGTCAGTAGCACTAAGTAAACGTATACCATCAGGAGATAGGTATGCTATGTCACCACCAAATTCCTGAATACTATCTGGGTTGATACACCCTATTTTATCTGTTATAGGCTCTAGCCTAAAGTCAGAAGAAGTATTACCTACAAGTTTTTTAATTGTATCCGTAGTAAAGATGATAAGCTGATCACGAAAGCCTATCATACCTGTTACATCAAAGCCTATGTTTATAGTACCAGCACCATTACCTGTAGCAAAATCATCTACTGTGTTAGGTGCTGTAAAAAATATCTTACTGCCTTTAGAATAGAATGCGTGATTTTTAAATACTGCTACATTCTCTGCACCCTGAACGTCTGAGCTATTTGAAGCTGTAAGATTTACTGTAGTATTTCCGCTTGCATTGAATATTATAGGAAAGCTTTTACTGTCTACAAATATAGTCTTATCTTCTTGTGTAAAATTAAAAGATGCATATCTTGCTTTTAGTGTGTTTGTAGAGGAGCTTGTACCTATGTGTGACCAAGTAGTTCCTGTTCCATGAAAGTATAATGTTTTATCAACCTGACTAGAGTGAAATGTGCCAAAGGTAAGAACAGTATTGTCTGATATTGTCTGAGCAGAATCAAGCACAATATTACTTTGATTTGTTAGTGACGCTACTTTTACAACACCAGATATGCCTGTGCCTGTGACAAACATACCAGCTACTATGTTAGTAATAAAACTAACCACAACGTTGTCAGCTATGGATACCGCTTTGTCTAGTACAATACTGTTTTGACTAGTTACTGTTTTTACTGTTACAGTACCGCTTATACCAGTGCCACTTATTATCATACCTCTAGTGATAGTTCCACTAAAGCTTACACCAGTACCAGCAACAGATACACCTGTTATTGGACCTTCAGCTAAACCTGTTCCTGCTATAGTAGCTGCTGTTATACCACCTGATCCATCTACTCCAGTTATTGTAATAGTTGCATCATTAGCAGTAGTAGCACCATTTAACTGTGTACCAACTACTTTAATTGTTTCGTTAGCTGCAAAACCTGAACCTGCTGCAGTAATAGCTACGGTATACGCAGTACCTGTTTTAGTAATATTAAATGTAGCACTGCTACCAGAACCACCATAAGCAGACTGCGTTGGGTTTGTGTATGTAACAGCACTAGAGCCAACAGAGGTAACTGTAACAGTTGCATTGTTTGCTGCAGTTGCACCACCTAAGTTTGCGCCAAGCACAGTTACTGTTTCATTAACCTTAAAGCCTGTACCTGCTGCATTTATTGCTGCTGTGTATGTGCCGTTTGTGTTTGTTATGTTAAACGTAGCACTTGCACCAGCTAAAGAAGTAGCACCTGTAACTCCTGTAAAAGTACGTACTCTATCTAGTGTTAATGTTGTACCATTAGTAACAGCGCCATTTACAACTGCTGTGGCTGTGTTGTTATCGAGAGCTACTGCAGTGCCTGAAGATACTGCACCGTTTACTGTGGATGTAGCTGTTTGATACTCTGTTACAGTAGCAGTGTCCATCTTTCTAGCTGTTACAACTCTGCCAGAAGATATAACTTTCATGGCAAGAACATCTCCACCGCCAGGAACTAGTGTTGAACTAAACTTGCTGTATCCTTTTAGCTTACTATAACCGCCCTCTCTATCAGACTCAAAGTTCTGTAGAATAGTAGCAGAACCTACAGCGTTAGTACCCTGTTGTAGTGGAGTGAGGTTAGATATTAACCCTCCCTTGAACTCCATAGGAAATGTCGTCCATTGTACTGGCATTAAAAGTGTACTCTTGTATCTCTTATGTATGGTGTTCTATTTATATTTATAGAACGTAGGTATTTTATTTGTTCTTCAAATTTTCTAAGAGCAACATCTGCTGCTGGTGTGTCGCCTCTAAACTGAAATGCGTAATACATAGCACCATCAACTATGGCAAACCTATACTGCTCTGGTAGGGCAGGAACATCTAGTGCATTCTCTAAGTCATAACCTAGTGTGTAATATTCATACACTATGGTGTAGGCTTTGTCAGGAACAGGGTGACATATAAGTTCTCTGCCTGGAGTTCTTACAATAAACTTGGGAACACCACGTATGCTTGCATCTGTGTTAAACTCATCATCAGCATACTTTTCTAGCCACTCTTCGTATACTAAATTCTTTAACTTTTCTGTACCTACATTTAAGCTGTTATCTCTTTTTACACGAAAAGAATCCATGTCTATTGTCTTAGCGTCTGTCGGATAAAAGTACTTCATAGTACCTGCATTTAACACCAAGTCTGCCTGTACATGGTTCCAAGGCCACTCATACTCTTCTTGATTTATGTGTCTAACTGCTGAGTTTATAGCGTCTTTAGCTAAACTGTAATAGCCTACAGCAGAAGCAAAGTTTGTTTCCGTTAGTGCCACCTCATTTAGTCTTTTATTAACATCATTAACTAAGCCGAGAAAATTATAAGCCATTTATCTGTTCCTAACAGGTAATATCACAGAACGCTCGAATGTTAAACCTTGTGTGGTGTTTATTCGACAAGTGACATTGTATCTTAAATTGTTTATTCCTTGAGCGAAACGTGCGGTAGCAACATTTCCAGAAACTGTAGATTGTATAAACTGTATTCCGTTTACAATTAATGCGGTTGTTAGTTGTGTTTTAGTTCCGTT